TTACTGGTTACGGAACTGATTCAGCCGGTCCGCAAGTTTCTGATCCTTATCAGGATAAAGATGTGAGTACGTGTCAAGAGTAGTCTTTACGGATTCATGACCAAGCCGGTCTGCAATTTCCAGAGCAGAGAACCCAAGCTCTATGAGCATACTTGCGTGGGAATGCCGCAGATCATGCACTCTGATCGGCTTCAGACCTACCCTTTCAGACACTCTTTTCATTTCCTTTTCCAGAGCAGTCTTCTGGAAGTAGAATATCCGATCACCCTTTTCAATCCCATACAGCTTTGAAATGTATTCCTGGATATCGTCATACAGGAAATCTGGAATGGAGATACACCTTTTGGATTTTGGTGTCTTCGGTTCCAGAAATATCTCTTTCCCCTTTACCTTTGCATAGTTTTTGTTTATGTCTATCCTCTTGGATGGAAGAATATCCGCTGGTGTCAGTGCGAGCAGCTCTCCGGAACGCATACCGGTATAGAACAGGATATCAAAAGCCAGCTTCATGGATGATTTGCTGATAGCCTTGGAAAATTTCTCGTACTCAGCCTGTGTCCAGATATTCATTTCGTCAGCATTGCTTTTTCCCATACTGCCAGCGGCCTTGCAGGGATTGAGGGCGAGGTGGTAGTGCGAGACAGCATAATTCATAATAGCGGACATCTGATTGTTTACAGTTTTCAGATATGTTTGGGAGAAAGGCTTATCGTCGCTGTCCCGGAATGAGATAAGCTCATTCTGCCATTTGCGTATCTTGATCGTATCAATGTCGCACACTTTCTGTCTTCCGAAGTAAGGGAGTAGCTTTGTATCTATGATAAACCGCTTATTCTCCATTGTGGTAGGTTTGAGTCGGTGTTCCATATCCTCGAGATAATTGGTAACAAGCGAGGAGAACAGTATGTCGCTAGTAGCATTCTGCTGATCCATGAAAGTACGTTCATATTCTTTTGCTTCACGCTGCGTAGAGAAGCCCCTTTTGCAGATATGCTTCTTCTCTCCAGTCCAATCGGTATAGTAGAAGTTGGCATACCACATCGTTTTTCCATTTTTCAGAGTATATTTATATGCTGGCATGCCGCGCCCCTTTCCATTCTTTGCAGATTATTTATCCTCCGAAGTGAAATTCTTTCTTATACTTCGGTTTTTCGTATTCTATGCCTTTGTAATGATAGTATGACCGTTCCATAGCCTCTAGAGTGAGCAGATCAATCTCCCTGGCAGAGAGGATTCCGTCATTCTTCCTGTGTGTCCGGATCCGGTAGAATTCGGACCGGGATTCCTCGTCGAGCTTGGCCAGCCTTTCTTCAATCTCTTTTTCAAACTCCGGATCGTAGATATTATCATCCGCCTCAGCCTGACGTTTGAGCTTGGCACGAACCTGTGCTTCCAGTTCCATAAGGGATTCAGCCCCTTTTTTCTGTTGTGACTTTCTGTACTCTTTTTCCAGATCGCTTATCTTTTGTGAGGTTTTGCCTGCATCATACATGGTATGTACCTCCTTAATCGTACTTGTCAATCTGCTCTTTTAATTTTTTTACACTATCCTTGACTTTGTCGTATGAATCCGCATCGCCTCGGTCGCCTTTATCCATCATGACATCAAGAGATAAGAAGTAGACATAATTGTGTAAGTAATAATCAGCCGACTTCTGGGTATCATTTTTTCTTTCGTCATAAGAATAGTCAGAAGCATAACTTATATTCTCTTCAATGTTTTCTAATTGTTCCTGAGCATCCTCAGCAGATATATCTCCAGATAAATAATTTTGACCTATTTCGTAAGCTTTTTTAGCATTGGTTAAAGCCTTATCACTTGCCGATTGCTCGTGACCACACGAACATAGAATAAGCGATGATAGTAGTACGTATAAAATTCTTTTTTTCAAAAACAATCCCCCTTTTTATCTGACGACCAATCAGAAAGATACTATCTTTTATGATGACCTCGGTACCACGCAAGGTCTATTATTTTCCAACAACTTTTCTTTGATCATCCGCTGCAACAGACGAGTGTGGTTTTTCGTATCCTTTAATAAGATCCACTATTTGTCCCATAATCCACACTTTATCAATATTTGTTAGTTGATTGTAATATTGAAGAATATCCTGAGAGGAATTATTCATAACAGGATGCTTTTGAATAGCATTATTTGCATATGTTGGGATTGGATCTTTGGCAGATATTCCAACACCATCGTCCCTGTTTTGGATTTGAATATTAAATGCATATACTAATTTTGCAAATGTTATATCATCAGTGCCATTCAAAAGATTTTTAGATATTCTTGTAGAGCATGAAGAAATCACTTCAAGCACTTTCATCTTATTGGCAAGTAATAAATCCCAATTACTAAAAACACCAGATTCCAAAAGATAGTCTGTTGGAACATTAAATATACTAGATAGCTTTACTATTGCATCGATGCTAGGAGTGGATATATTTTTTTCCCAATTACTGATAGTTTGCTTGATAACTCCCATTCGTTGACCTAACTCTGTTTGTGTCATTGATGAAACAGTTCTTAAATTTCGAATTACATCACCTATCATGTTACACCTCCTGTAAAAAATATTATAGTCCAAAATTATTGGATTTCAACAAAAGTCCAAAAAGCATTGACAAAACACTTGACAATCCATAATCAATGGACTAATATACAGACAAGTCCAAGAAAGATGGACGGAAAGGAGGAGCCAAAGTGAGAGAATTGAACTCTGTACTCATAGGTAAGCAGATTAGAAATGCTAGAAAAAAAGCTAAACTTACACAGTCTGAACTTGGATTAAAAATTGGACGATCCAAGCAATGGGTATCCGAATTAGAGAGAGGCCATATTCGTTTGACCTATGAGAGTGCTGTCCAAATCTCTTTGGCTTGTGGAATAACTACTGATTTTTTTTGTTCCAAAAGTCCACAAACCATAGACTAATGTTTATAAAAATATTTTATCGCAGAGAGGAAGAAAAATAAATGGGAACAAATCCTACAAAAGCTGCTGATAACATCTACTGTCGGTGTAGAAAAGAAGCTGCAAAATACAATGACAAGTTGAATAGCCGTGATGGAGCTGCTGAACTTCTTGGAATTTCTGCCAGTACACTTGCTGATTATGAATTAGGCATTACAAAGATTATCCCAGCTGATGCGATTTTGAGAATGGCTGATCTTTATAATGCACCGGAACTCAGAAATCACTATTGCAAGTATAGCTGTCCTTTGGGACAGGATTTTAAACAGAGGATGTGACTATGCCGATACGCAGACGGTTGTAACGGAATATGCAAACGAAGCACTGAAAGAAAGCGGCTGTGAGTTGTGTCAGTGTGATGACGCAATGGTTGTTGACTGGGATGAAGATACGGTTTGCACTGTTGAAGAATTTGCAAACATCTTCTGGGACAAGGCAGTAGAGGGTATCTTGAACGTGTTAAAAACACAGGAATAAGGACTCAAAAGTCATGAAAGGACAAATGCGATTTGATAAGTCTGGAACTGTAAGTGAAGAACTAGACTGTAGACCACAAAAAACAGAAAGACCGTTAATGAATGATCCTTGCTATTACTGCTTGTGCAATTCCTGCATAAATAATGCAGAAAGTAGAACTGTAAGACCGGAGGAAGTGCCGTATGACTGGAAACCATGCTTTTTCTGCGATATATGCAGTGTATTTGGTGGAGAGAACTCAGAAAATATGGAACGGGAAGAGTGCGAGAAGTATATGATAGATGATTATCATGCAAGGAAGAACAGAGAAAAACTAAGGATTGTGAGGTGATACTTATTGAAATACTGGTGGATTCGTATTTTTGATTACAAAACTGATGAGGAACTTAAAGAATACACGGATATAGATGTGTGGGAGGCTAGAAGAGGAACACTTCTGGATGAGTATTATCTTTGTGGAGAAGATATGACGAGAGAAGATGCTAAAAAAGCTGTTAGAGAAAGAAGCGGAGTGGAGAGGTTTGCAAAACCAAGAAAAGGTTGTGGAGTATATGCTTTGATTATGGATAGCAATGCATTTTTCTACGAGAGATTTATGGTAGATGTGGATACGATTTGTTTTAATTGCCATAAGCCAATAAAGGGAACACCTTGAAGTATCCGTTCAATAACAGCGATAAGACCATAAATCTTACCAAGACAAGGAAAACAACTAACTACCTTGTAGAGGCAAGGGTGACGGGCTTTTCCGGTGGGCTTCCGGGGGAATTATCGGTATCAGATAAGGCTCTTAACGGATTCAAGCTTGGATTTGACGGAAGTGCCACATCAGTAACAGTTAAATACATTGTAAAAGGAGGAATTCTTTCATGAAAATTGTAGAGAAAAACGCAGGCACCAAGATCGATTTCGAAGTGAGCGGTACCAAGATCACGTTCGCTGACGAGCTTATGTTGAATCTGGCCAAGCTCCAGAAGGATGAGCCAGAGCATAAGGATATCTGTTTTGATGATGATGGAGATCTTGTAATCGGCACAGCATCCGGAAAGTGGTATGTGGCAGAAGTCGATATTCCGGCCAAGGAATATGAGGAGCATGAGACAGAGGGCGAAGATGGAGAGAAAGGCATCCAGATGGTTGCAAAGCCTCTTAACATGGATGATGTCACACTTACACTTTGGAGCGTTGATGAGAGAGAAAGAGTAGAGGAGGTATAAGCACTATGGCAAATTTTGATTTAGCAGCAATGGCACTTAAAGCGGTGTGCCCTACAAATGATATTCTTTATGATGATAAGGGGCTTCCTTCCGTCATGGTTAAAATCCCGAAATTCAAAATCTCACAGGTTATCCCTGGCGGAGCAGATTCCGTACATCCTGCCTTTATCGTCAATGGGCAGGAAGTTGATGCAATCTACATTTCCAAGTACCAGAATATTGTGAACAACAACAGAGCGTACAGCCTTCCTTGTGAGGACCCTAAGACTTCTGTTAATCTGGATCAGGCAATCAGCTACTGTACACAGAAGGGCGACGGATGGCACCTTATGACAAGGGCTGAATGGGCGGCAATTGCTTTGTGGTGCAAGGCAAATGGCTGTCTGCCTAAAGGTAATAACAACTATGGCAAAGATGCTTCTGAGGGTGGCTATAAAGCAATTCCTGCTCCAGGAGTAAATGATTCCGGAAGAACAGCCAGAGTATTGACCGGAACTGGTCCTGTATCATGGAGCCATGACGGCACTCTGGAGGGTATCTGGGATTTGAATGGAAACATCTGGGAGTGGAATGGCGGTTCCAGAACTGTAAAAGGAGAACTGCAGGTGCTTGTTAATAACAATGCTGCGGATCTCGACCATTCACAGGCAGCATCCAGTGCACAGTGGAAAGCCATTGATGCGACAACCGGAGCGTACATTACCCCGAACGGATCTGGAACTACAGCGAACTCTATTAAGCTTGACTGGGTATCTGGCAAGATTACCTATTCTGCAACAATCACCACTCAGGCTGACACTTCTCGTGATTGTGCTTTCGCAAGCGTTACCTGTGCGTCTTTTGATGGACGTTAG